CGCGGCATCCATACCTGTCGTCCAATGCAAGCAGTCTATGATGTAATACAAACTGTTACTAAGACTGAACACATCACAATTACTGATCCTTCCACACTAGATAGTATTGAACATGCACTCATCACTGCAGACTACCTCAATCCTTACTGCATGAACTGGCAACGTGATATCATTGAGAAGTCTGATGTTACTGTTACTACCGGACCGCGAACTAAGTACCGTTATGAAGTCACTGAAGCCAATGGATTAGTCACTGTATGGACTCAGAAGTCTAAGATGTGCGAACACTACAGACAGTCTAGTAATAGTATTCATCGTACACCTGGACTAGATGTTAGACGTTACAACTTAGAGACTGGTATGTTAGCGCCGGTAGAACTTACTCCACTTAGTACAGAGCTTGAACTTAAACTAAGTCAGGTCTTATTACAATTAAAAATAGAGAGAGGCATATAATGAAATTAGCTATTAGTTACGGTCATGGTGGTATCATCAATGGCAAGTATCAAACCAAAGGAAAGCAGTACACCTTTACTGATCAGGACTGGACTGTATATGAGGGAGTACTTAATCGTGGCATTGCTGCTAGACTAATCAATCTCTGCATTGAGTCTGGTATTACTGTCTATGATGTAGTAATGGATAAAGTACATACTGCTCCTGTAGTTAGTTCAAGTCTAGAGCAACGTGATATAGGACTGGCAACACGTACAGGGCGAGCAAACAGTTTTGGCGCAGACCTGTACGTAAGTATACATTGCAATGCAGTTGGCCTTAATTCTGCGGGCCCCTCCCTTTCTCCTAACGGATTCATAGTATATACATCAACAGGTAGAACTAATAGTGATGCAATAGCAGATAAGATTATCCTCTCTATGGCAGATGTACAAGCACCAGTCAACATTAGTAAGCTAACAGAGTATACGCTTACAATAAGAAAGGATATGTCTGATGGCGACCTAGATCATGAAGCACGATTCTATGAACTAGACAAGACACATATGCCAGCAGTACTAATCGAGTGTGGATTCTTCACTAACTTACAGGAAGCACGTTGGCTTAGCAGTGAGGAAGGAATTAATCAACTAGCTACTGCTGTATGGGTAGGCGTCGGCGGAGCCTAGATAGTATAATACTCTATACCTAGTTAGGCTTATATACGTAGGCTAGCCATGTACCCATGCGACGCCTACCTTTATTTGCGCGCCACCCCTTCTTCTACATACCAACTTATTCTTCCACCAATCCCTATCTATTAGCTAGTATATCTTTATCAGCTTAAAAATTAAAAACCTAGTTTCTATTGTAGTGGAGATAATCAAATGGCAGATCCAGTAAGTGCACAGGTAGGAGCTTATGCAGAAGCCGCACAGATCATAGGTGGTATATTAAGTGCTACTACAGATGCGATCATAACTCTAGCCCCAACTAAGTATGACAAGGCAAGGAAGAAGCGCATCAACACACTTCAGGACATGATGGAGTCTGGGCAACTAGGTATGACTGAGTCACAACTAGATGAGATTCAGAACATTAGTCAGCTAGGTACAGCAGCTGCAGAGAAAGAGTTCTATGGTAGACAAGCTGATGTATTACGTACTGCAGAGACTACACCTCAGGCAGTTAGATTGGGACAGCAGGCAGCACAGGAAGCATTACGTGCCCAGCGTAGTGAACTGAACAGACAAGTCCTAGCAGCCGAGAGACAGGCAGAACTACAACAGATAGCAGAACTACAAGCACTACAGGAAGAGCAACGTGCTAGAGAGGAAGAGAAGAAAGCTGCGGTAGCTAAGTTCCTCAGTGCTGGACTCATCTCTACAGGCAAAGCAGTAGAAGCCAGTGAACGTAACAAGCAACTATTAGGTACTAATCAAGAAGTTACACTAGCTAACCAACTTGCCAATCAGAATAGTCAGAATGCACAGAAGGCTACACTAGCAATGAAACAGTTCTTGAATCGTGAACCTACTGATGATGAGCTAGAGCGTTACCTGCGATACATGGCTACTGCTTGATAGTATAGGCTGGCGATCAGTACTCGACCAGCCTATACTTGTATGATGCTCTGCTTATATTTTTGCCGCCAACCACTTTCTTACTTATAATGGATAGGACATAAACAAATGAACGCATTCGAATACTTCATGCAATCAGCAGATGCTAGCTTCCAGAGAAAACAAGACCTGTTCAACCAAATCCTACAAAGCATATTACAACAGGAAGTAATGGGTGCTGGGCAGAAGACTGCGTTAGTGAACCTAGCTCGTGGTCTACAGGTATCAATTACTGAGAAGCGTGCTAGCCTTGATCGACTTACTAAGACTGTGTTTGATAAGGATGCAGAACTAGAAGCTATCCGTGAAGAAGGTAAGATAGACTATGGGCAGGATGTACTAGGCTACGGTATCAGAGCATATGAAACTGAGACCAAGGCAGAGGCTGGCCTACGTGAACAGCGGATGGAGAATGCTGGTGATATCCTAGAACAAGAGAAGAAGCTAGCCGCAGCAGAACTAGAGTCAGTCAACCAAGAAGCTATAGTTGCTGGGGAGAAGGCTGCTAAATGGGTTGCTGCTAAAGGATTAGTACTAAACGGTCAGACCCCCACCGATGCCGCCGATCAACTTGCTGCTGGTGCTGCGGCTGCTTGGCAGAATGAGTGGTCAGCTGGATATGCACGGATGCCTAGTCAAGCAGCTAGAGATGAGTATGTTCGTAGGTTCGATAGCTGGGCTAAGGAAGTATATGCGAAGAATGAGATCCTTGCTCGTCGTGGTGAGTCTAATGCAGGTGTGCTAGTAATGCCTGAGACTATGGATGCTATGAGTATAGCGTTAGCTAAGTATGGTGTACCTAGTGCTGTGCCTAAATCTGCGGCCACATCTTCTTCCAGTTTAGAAGGCCAAGCACTAGCAGGTACTAATGTTAAGTCAGCACCCAAACCAGCAGCACTAGATAGATTACATGCGCTAGAACGTGAACGCTATGCAGATCTACTTGGTCTACCAGTTGATTCACCAGAGCTTGAGATTGATTTCACAGACAAGGCTGAGTTAACTGCGGCAGAAGACTATCTACTCCGTGCTGCTTATAACCGCTTGCAGTACAACCCAGATGCAACTGAGAGAGAAGCAGATCTAGCTAAGTATAAAACCTATAAAGACTATGTCGAGGGTATAAAGAACGGACTAGCTGATGTAGTAGATGATGTAAAGGCTGCTCGTGGTCTATCTGTTAGTAGCTTGAAATTACTGCATGAGGGAAGTATCGCATCAGAACGTCTCGGCTTGAAGGAAGATGAAGCCCGGCTAAAAGAATTAACAGACAAGCTTAGTGGTGCGTCAGATCGTGACCCGGCTGAAGTATATACATCTGCTGTAGAGAAGGCTCGTGATGTATACCGTAGACTATATGGACCCAATGCAATGCGTGAGGGTGTAGCTGTCAGCGATCAAATTCAGGAGCTGACAGCTGGAATGAGTCCACTAGAACGAGCAGAGTTAATCCACAACATGCCTGTATCAGATCGTAGAAAGGAAGCATTACTTCATGCTAGTTCAGGTAGAGCTACAGATAAGGACTTAGTTATCCTACGTCAGCGCGCACCAGCTCTTGATCTAGGTAGTGCAGCTAATAAACTATTAAAGTACATCCCAGGTGAATTACTTACTAGTGATGGAGATCTGATTGTAAAGAACTCTGATGGTACAGTAGATTATATCCCGCCTGAGGTAGCTACGATTACTGACCTTGCTCGTGCTGTTGGTTCCGGAACTGATCCAGATACACGTAAGAAACTAGAGGAAGCGGCAAGTCTATTCAGCCAGCTTACTGAGACAGAGCAGCTAGCAAGACTAAGTGGTAAACTTCTAACCGAGTTCACTGGTATGGTCAGCTCATCTAGTAACAAGCCAGAGACTGTACTTGAAGACTTAGGTAAGCACTATCAACCAGTTCCTGATCCATCTGCTTTGCCATTAGAACGAGAGGCATACAAGTCTACTATGGATCGCTGGGATGTCAGGAATAAATCAGATATGGCAGATAAGAATATAGTTGATGGACCAGAAGCAGTAACGCCACCAACATCACCAGTAGTACCAGTACCACCAACAACACCAGTACCTCGTCCTGCAGTAATAGACCTAACTACTAAACCAAAGGCTGCTCTACCATTTGATAAGTCAATAGAAGTACAAGCATTAGCCGCTGCTGCTGTAGGACCAGATGCTATACGTACTGCATCTAGTAAGGTTGCATCTAAACTAGGTAGAGATCCTACTGCTAGAGAAGTTACTGCTGGCGTTACAGATGGTATGCTTGCTGGATTCAATGAGAAGGAAAGAAAACTCTTAGCAGACCTAGCAAGACAAAGTAGTGAAGCAGGGGTAGATGGAATGGAACAACTATCAAAGGTATTCAATCCACTTCAATCTCCTAGTAAGTATGAACGTGCAGCTAGATTTTTAGCTATGACAAGAGATCCCCGCTATCAAGATTTAGATAAACGTGCTAGTATTGCAGCATTAAGAAATGTATAAATTATAATGTATGATGTATAAATTATGATTATGATGACGAGGAGCTAGTTATGAATCCATGGAAATTAACACCTGAAAGCATTCAGTTTCTAGGCTATGAAGATGAAGCTGATCTTATGGCATTTCAGTCTATATTCGATTTAAAGAACGATGGGCTGCCACTACCTAAGAAGCTAGCTATAGAGAGCATGGGCGTGACAAGTCCTGTCGCCACGCCCATCAAGCCTGTAATAGAACCTACAATTGTACCTCGTATTCCTACGCGGCTACCTGTCTTCCCTACTACTGTAGAACGTGATGCACGTAATAGACAGTTAGAAATGCATGATGAATTACGTAGTACAGGTAGACCGGTTACTGATGAAGACAAAGTACGTATAGCATCTGCTCAAGGTGATACAGTCTACAGTGATAGAGATATTACTGGTGGACAAAGTTGGTCACCTGTTGCTGCTGCTGTAAGACTAGCCAAGACTCCTTATGCATTGGGTATGGAAGCATTAGAACGTACTGGATTAGTAGAAGAGAAACCATTCGCTGAGAGACGGGATTCTGAATTAGCTCGCGCACTTGATCCTCAACCAATAATGAACAGAGATGATACAGCCGCAGCTAATACAGCCTATCAAGAACAAGTAGCTGACTTCTCTAAGCAAGCACTAGACTGGTATGATGGACAAGCTAATCCACCTATGAGTAGATCTGCATTCCAAACCCGTATGCGTGACTTAACTCAGGACTATGAATACGTCGGACCTATGAACGTATTAGGTCAGCATTTGTTTGATGAATACCTCGGCAAGCCTGTAGAGTATAAGCTACCATTAATTAAGGGTGCTACTAATATGTCTCCTGGTTGGTTCAGTCATCAAGTAGGTGGTGAACTAATAGAGACTCCATTAGGTGCTACGTTTCGTTCCTTTGTTGCGCCTGAGACTGCAGTTTATGAAGGTCTTGAATCACTAGGTTTAGTAGAAGAGAAGCCATGGCAACAAAGGTTGAAGCAGGGGGAAGGACTTCCAGAGCTAGGTACAGAACTAGGTACACAACTAGAGAAGACACCAGTTGGTCAAGCAGTTAATACTTTCATGGATAATCCACACTTCGTACGTGATGCTTCGTGGATGGCAATGATGACTGCTTCTATCTTTATGCCTGGTCCAGTTGAACTTCTATCAGGTGCTAAGTCTGTTGCAGGTGCTGGATTGAAGCTGGCTGCGGATGCACCTCATGGTCTTGTCAGCGATATTGCCAAAGCTGCTAGACGTGGTGATGAAGTTATTACCAATCTACCATCCAAGATTACAGAGTCCGTTAGAGTTAAGCGGCTCGCATCTGTATTGGGTGTTACTCCAGATCAACTACGTGCTGTTGCTAAAGAGGCTGGGGTTAGTCCGTTAGATCTGCGTACTAGAGTTCTTACTCGTGCTGATCTCCTACCAGGTATTCAAGAGGGAGTTACTGTACTAGCTCGTGTATTAAATTCAAGTGATCTACGCAATGCAGTACGTACTATGTCTAATGCAGATGCTGCTGCTGTAAGTAAGCTTGGATTGCCAATCGTTGGTGAAACTGCAGGCACTCTTACTACAAGCCCAATCCTATGGAAGAAACTACAGACTGTTGTTAAGGATGCAACACGTAGTACACAGGAACCAGCTGAACGTATCATCGCTAGACAGGTAGTACAAAGTAAGATTGATGATGCAATTAAGCGTGGGAAGATAGCGGCGCCAGAAAAAGTAATAGTATTACCTGGTGTTGCTGTACGTGCCGGGGAAGAAGAACATTTCCTAGCTACCATTGATAGAGACCCAGTTGTGTCTAGCATGCGAACGGCCATCAAGCAGTCTTTGAATGGCCGTGTCGCAGTGTCAGAAGCCCTTGCTAGCGATCTTGATAAGCTTGGCATACAGGTGGGTAAGGATGCAAGTCTCTCTCTCCCAGAGGCAAATGAGGCTCTTCTGAAGGCATCGTATGTTGCAGCACAGTATGCACCAGAAGCTACTACGTTAACTAGGCTACAGCGTCAACAGGCCGGCGCCACTGATTCTTTCACTAAAGCACTCAGTACAATAAACATAGAGCGTACATTCACACCTCCTCTTATCAGGCCTAAAGGATTTGTCAATCTACTACAGAAGACAGTACAGCCTGCATGGAGAAGACTACGTAATGCAACTGGTAGAGATCCTATTGAATACATGTTGGAGACTCAGCTAGTAGATCGTATTGCTGGGCTAGATAACGTATTCACTTCTCAGTACAAAGCAGCTATTAGTAGAGGGTTATCTCCGGATGAAGCATGGGCAGAGACATTAGTAAAGCCATTCACTAACAGTCCTAATCCAGATAAAGACTTCTTCGTCTACTATGCTAGCTCGCTGTATGGTGGATATGACGATGCAATTAGCTTCTACGTTGCTCGTAATGGATCTCGTGCGGCACCTACTCCTAATGAAGGACTTACTGAGTTCTGGTCTGAAGTCTATGATGCAACCAATGCTAGACGGTTAACACAAAAAGGACATACTGAACTACTACCACGTGATGGAAACCTAGCAGTATTTAGACTAATCATGGAATACCAGTCAGCAAGTACTGCAATTGAGAAGGTTAAAGTCTTAACCCTATTTAATAAGCTAGCTAATACAGATCAGATTAAGAATCTTAGTAACTTCTCAGGTCCTCTAGATAAGCTTGCAACTCGTCTAGATGTAGGTGGGTTACGTCCTGCATTTGGTCCATCTGCTGGCGCCATTCCTTTCCTCGCAGCTTACATAGATCGTAGTGCACTCAATATATCTAAAGACCTAGTCACTGACTTACAACTAATGGAGCCAATCAAGCAGACAATCGACTCTGCAATTAAACAACTAGTACCAGTAATGAAGGGTGATGGACTAATGTTAGCAGATGATATTCCTGATGCTACAATAGAGAATCTCCTACGTCGGGCATACGATAGCTACCTGCAGTCTAGAATCCACTCACGGGCTGCTGCAATAAGTGATGATATAGTAGACGAGATAGTACAGCTTAATAATTTCAGTCCAGCCAGAACTTCAGCTCGTGGATTAGATCCTGCATTAGCTATAGATCCAGATGCTGTACGTAAATACTTGACTAAGTCTAATCCTGGTAAGCAAATCTATGATACGTTGCTGACCGAAGACTTCCGTGTTCTAACTGCAGAGGATACCTATACACGTATTCAAAGACAAAGGAATGCATTAGCTCGTCTAGGTGTACCTGCTGGTCGTGAAACTCCGGCCAACCTTCTTCTCCAAACTGAGTTCATTGGTAGTCCTGCGATAGAGAAAGTCTTTAATAATCATATAGCTATTGATCGTACTGCCCGTGGATTCAAAGCATTTGAAACTATACCTGCGTTAGTCCGTCTAGGTCCTGAAGCTCAGGCACAATTAGCTGCTGTATCTACTGTTGCTAATGATTTCCTAGTCGAACTTGAAACTGCATTAGGTAAGATATCTAAAGAAGAAGCAGCACTACCAGAGGTACAACAGGTAGTTATCTTTGCTACTGATCCATTCCATACTTATATCAACGTGGGGAAGAACAGTCTTTTAGGCGGCACCTTCCTTCCTAACCTTCCTAACTTAGTATCAAACATTATAACTGGTCCTCCTATTATGGCTGTCAATCTAGTAGGTAGAGAAGGAGATATAGGACTTAATATTGGTAGGGACTATAAGAATGCATTCAGTTATATGGTAGGCGCTCCGACAAAGGTTGTTGTCGAGCAGCCTACTGGAGCAATCTTCACACTGGCTGATATTAATAACATCATAGATGAGTATGGAATTGATACTGCAAGTCTACAAGCTGAGATGACTGCTGATGGATTGCGTGATCTCATTAAGTCTGTAGAGCGGTTACCTAGTGGAGAGAGAGGTGGATTGCGCGCTGTACTACAAGGAGATTTAAAAGCACATAAGGCAAGAACCGTAGCTGCTAGTATTGCTGATTATCTAGGTGCCAATGGTCTCTCTACGTGGAATAAACTAAACCAGGAAGTAGACTTAGCTTATAGACGAGCAGCATTGATAGAGTCTCTACGTGCTGGCTCCACAGTTCCTGATGCAGTACGTGTTGCAAGAGAAGCACTCTTTGACTATAGCCGTCTTTCTGAACGAGAGAAGAAATACTGGACTAAGGTAGTCTGGTTCTGGAGATTCACTCGCAGCAATATGATTGCCTCAGTTGCATTGTTTATTGATAATCCAGGTAAGTTTGTACGTCTAGCTAAAGCAGGTAATAGAATTAGTTCCTTAATAGCTGGTGGAGATGAACCTAATACACTAGAATATAGAGAGACTAATGGCTTTGCTAATCTATTAACTAGTATGGATAAACAACGAGTAGCCGCGTATGGTGTTAGTATGCCGCAAGCCGAAGCAATGGCTACATTAATTGACGGTATGAGTATGTTCTATGCAATGACACGTACTGATGAGATCACACAAATAATTCGTAGTCGTGACTTTGCTCAAGGTGCATTGAATGGTGATGCAGGTATTCAAATAGCAGATGCATTCGTTAGTACATTAACCGGTCTTAAGATAGAAGAAGACTTCTTAATGCGATCTGGAAGTGATACTTACATTGATCCTGGATTGGTCATGTACCTGAAAGCAACTGGACTTTGGGGAACTATCAACTCTAGTCTATTAATTGCGCGCGTCAAGGATCCTCCCTCAGCTAGTTCTACTACATATGATGGCTATTACTATAAGCTGGCAGATGATCAAGCTACTAAAGATTCATGGCAAGCAATGTTGGTATTGATTAGATCAGTAGGCTTGAGTCGTACATTGAAGGACTGGGCACCACTTGCTGCCCACGTCCTTCCTACTGGCGATGGCACAATTCGTAGTGATGTATCTACTGGCCAACTATCAATTGACTTAGCAGAGACTATGGGCTTCCTGAAAGTATCACCAGTTAAATCACCAGAAGAAATCGAAATTCAAAACGCACGTCGTGTAGCAGAGGCAATGAAATAATAATGGAACTTGAGATATTAAAAACCGTAGTCTCTACAGGTAATCCTGTCGTCATAGGATTAGGAATAATAGGGATACTATCTATCGCAATATTCAAATACAAGACTCGGGAAAAACCTGTAGTAGTAGATGCATTGCGTGCTATAGAAGGTATATATCAGACATTAAATACCGTACTTAGTTCTACTCCTGTTAGCGCCGCCAGACTTATGGTGATAACTGATAGTGGTAAAATCCCTCGTGCTGGTATACCTATGTTTGCTACTAGTGTGCATGAAGTCTGTCATGAACCTAATACAACAAGCAAGAACATATGGAATAGATTACCACTAGATGAGTATCTTAATTCATATGCTATTCAATTAGAAGATTCTAAGGAGCCAATCATCCTACAACGTGATCAACTCAAGTCAGGTAGTTTACTTCGTGATGTCATGACTACTTGCAAATCTGAACAACTTATGCTAGTACATATATTACAAGGTGAAAGTATGTACCACTATCTGCAGCTTGAGTTCCCTACTGAGTATGTATTAACTCCAGAAGATAGAAACTTAATTCGTATATCCACCAACACTATCCGTAAAATTCTCAAAGGAGCATAAACCTATGTCTAGTCCATATCCTGTTGTCACCGCTAATCTTTCCGCGCCATATGTCACTACTGTGCAGAGCGTTCGCCAAGCTGTATTCAATGACTTCGGTAGCCCAATTGCAATAACTATATCTACTTGGGGGCCTGCTGATGGACATTATAAATTCATTCCTCTTCGTGCAGGTACATCTGCAGCCATTACTATTCACAGTGTATTCTGTCTGTTCGATGCCCACGTTGCTCCCACTACTGCGTTACTCCGTATTCAATTAGATCCGACTGGTCGTGCTGCAATGTGTACTAATATAGATGGTGAGATAAGCGTCTCTGATATAGGTACAGATCAATACTCCGCAACCTGGAAGCCAGAAGTTACAATTGCCAGTACCCAGGATCTAGCTGGACTACTTACTTTTATTCTCAGCGCAGTTGGTCAGTTCTATCTAGATTTTAACTTCAACCAAGATAGCGATCTGAAAGTAGTAGTAGTCACATATTCAATCAACATGGTCAAAGAATAAATATGACACATAGATCACGTCATAGAGCTAGTACTAAACCACGACCTGATAGCTGGCAGCGGTTGCAGGCTTGTAATACGTGGGAGGAAGTATTAGCATTGCCTGAGTATAATCCTGATCGGCTTAGGTATGTACCGCCTAACATCTTAGCTGAGCGTTATAAGCAAGCAGATGATGGTGAGGAAACTTATATACCAGCTATAGGTATGCAAGAGCCTGTGGTGCCTGAAATTACAGACGTATCGCTATCTGAAGTTAAGAATGTATTTGCTGCATTAGAAAAGGTACTTACCCCAATCGAGTATGAAGTATTAACTCGTTACTACGTTGAAGAACTATCACTCCGTGGAATAGCGGATCTTATCGGACGTAATCATACTAGTGTACGTAAGATTCTTAACTCAGCTGAAGCCACTGCTAGAGCTGCACTTGCACATTGGTCGGTATGATAGGTAAGGATAATCCAGCTCGGCGTACATATACCGCGGCCCGCCGAGCTGGAAGCTACCACTATATCAGAAAGCATGCTCTAGCTAGTTTAGGCTTAGACTTACAGATGATTAATAACATGCGTATTCAAGCATATAATCCTAATTGTATTTCCGCCGCAGCCCTTCTATTAGAGTATGATCTACATTTGAGTGATATAATTATGGAGATGCAATGTCAGAAGATAAATTAATCTTACCAGATACACCAGTAGAAATGGTCAAACTTGTACTAACTGCGTTGATTGAAAAACATCTAGCTGATGGATTCAAGACTAGTAAGTTCAGCGATATCTTGCCATGGGTAATACTATGGAAGGAATTAACTGGTGATGATAGTAGTACATTAAAAGATTTATTTGGTGAGTGATAAGTAAATGAGTAAATTAAAGGCCTGGTTTAGTAATCCACTTGAGTTTATCTGCAGTCTGATGATTGTGAATAAGCGTGGAAAACTAGTGCGCTTTGGTGATGTTATTACTCCTGGCCAGATAGAGATTATTAAAGCACTTGAAACACATAAGCAGGTAGCAATTGTAAAAGCCCGGCAGCTAGGTATCAGTACAGTAGTTAGAGCATTCTGCTTCTGGGAGTATTATACATCTAGGCATGCATGTAGAAGTATGTGTGCGGCGCATAAACATGATCTATCTAAAGCATTACTCAGTATTGATAAGAACTTCTATAAGAAACTACCTCGTGCAGTGCAGCGTAAATTAGATAATGATTCACTCCAGTATATGAAGTTTGAAGAGAATGCTACTGATGTCCGAGCTGAGACCGCAGGTAGTAGAAAGCAAGCTAGAGGGTACACGTTAAATACCGCACATCTATCTGAGTATGCATATTATGATGACGCAGAAACATATCTAGGTAGTATCATTGCCTCATGTGAAGGACGTATTATTGTAGAGTCCACACCTAATCACCATGATGATCCATTACATAAGATAGTCACTAGCAATAGTCCTGAATGGCATGTAGTATTCTTACCTTGGTATTCGTTTCCTGAGTACGCGGAACCAGTACCTGCTGAGTTCCAGCGTACTGAAGAAGAAGACGAACTAGCCAATGCATTCAATCTAACCGACGCACAACTCTACTGGCGACGCAAGAAGATGTCTAGCTATAATGATCCCTGGTTGTTTAAGCGTGACTTCCCTATTACAATTGAAGAAGCCTGGACACTTGGTGATGATAACTTCTTTACTGAGAATCAACTATCTAATATAATCAGAACAGATATTGGTCCTACTTATGCAGAGATAGCACAACCAATTCGAGGCGCTCAGTATGTAATAGGTGTTGATCCTGCTGGTGGTGTTGGTGGAGATGATAGCGCAGCTTATGTATTAGATCGTACTACACACTTACCAGCAGCAGTATTCTGTTCCAATAGACTTACAATCAGAGATTACGTAACTAAGCTAGTTGGTATGGCTAGGAAGTATAATGATGCGTTCATCCACTTCGAACTTAATAATCATGGTCATGCAGTTAAAGAGATATTAGATTCACTTGGCTATGTTCGTTATGCTACGTTTACTACTTCAGCTCAGAGTAAGATCAAGCTGTTTGATAACTTACGGGATGCTATAAGTTCAGGTACTGCTGTAGGTGCTGATCAACATTTATTAAGTCAGTTGCGCCAATTACAACGAGATAAGAATGGCTTAGCACCTAAGCATCCTCCGGGCGGTCATGATGATAGAGTAATAGCTTTTGCTCTTGCATTAGAAGGTTTTAAATATGTCGCCGCACCCCTTTCAACAACTCATATACCAAGACCAAAGCAACAAACTGGTAATCAAATCCTCTCTAAAACCAATCTCTTACGGTAGGCAAAATGAAAATCAAAGACGTCGAAGCAATCATCAATACACACCATAACTACTACAATGTACAAAGGCTATATGAGTTAGATGCGTTAACTAGATGCTATGAGCGTAGATTATTAAAGACTATTGGAGATTGGTCTCGTGGCCGGCCTACCATTGAGCCTGCAATAGCTAAGCAGTATATCGATTCCTACATGGCTAGTCTATTTCCTAAGGCACCTGCTGTAGTAGTTGAACATTCAGGTAAGGCAGAGGGTGATGCTAAATTAGTAGAGTCAGTCTGTAATAGATTCCTATATGATAAAGCTCCAGTCATTGAGCAAGCCATGCGTACTGCTTTTATTTATCCATTCTCATTCCTGAAACTTGGACTATTAGAAGCTGAAAGTGTATTAGATATGATTGAGATGCGTCCTATAAAACCATGGGATTGCATTGTAGATTTCGAAGCTGAGACATTTGAACAGAGTAGATACGTTGGACATAGACTATGGGTACCAATGTTAGAAGCTAAGAAGAGATATCCCGGCAAACAATTCTCAGGCTGTGCTAAGCATGAACTCTTCGATCAAACAGAGACTGACTATCAGCAAGGCGTCGTAGAAGAGATTAGTGACTACATGTCGTATATTGAAGTCTATGAGATATATGATTTATTAGGTGATGAATGTATTACCTACTCACCCCAAGCAAAGAAGAATGATGGCATCATTAAGCGGATTAAACCTATCCCATTCCGTGACCATGCTAATCGGCCTATGTCACCAATGGTTCCAGTATATTTTGATTATGATATTGTACAGAGACTTCGCGGTGCTAGTCACTTACATCGTATCTTCGACCAGGTATTGGAACGCGCCAACTTACGGACTGAAATTGCGAATAACGTACGTCGAGATAGTAGACAGTATATTACAGCTAAAGGTTTACTAGGTGAAGAGGCAAAAGCACAACTAAGTGAAGCACAAGATGGAGCAGTTATTGAGGTAGAGTTATCTGCTGTTGTTGGTCGGAGTCTATCAGAAGTCTTTGTTCCATTGCCTCAGGTACCATTCAGTCAGAACCTTTCCTACTATGATGCACTTATTGAACGAGACCTACAAGCAGGAAGTCTACTCGGTGCATTCACTAAAGGTCAGGCAACCAATGTATCTGCAACTGAGATTGCTGCACTGACTCAATATACTAGTACTGAGATTGGTAAGCTTGCACGTATTAGAGATGAGGCGATTGAATATCTATGCCGTGTCTATGTATCAATAATTGCATTCTTACTTGAGACCGGTGATGAGAATGTACGTGAGATCCATACATTAGATGGCAATGTACAAGTTATTCGTGCACAGGATTTTATTGGTAGATTCAGGTTTGCTGCAGCTGATCAAGCTAATACTCCAATTAGTAGTGCACTTCGTAAGCAAGAACTGATGAGTCTAATTCCAATCTTAATGGAAGCAGGTACACCAGCAGAGGCAGTGCTAGATCAGCTCATCCGGCTATACGATCTACCAGCTAGTTTTAAACCTGAGAAAGTAGAAGTAGCACCAGAGGCGGCGCCAGTTCCACAATCCGCTGTAACTGGCCCGCCTCCTGGTGCAGAGATACCACTAGATGTAGGTGGTGGTCCTGTCGCTCCTATGATTAGACAGATGTCTGGACTATAAGATTACAAACACCTATTGACAGATAGAGGCATTAATGATAAAGGAATATATGTTACCTGACGGGAAAGTAGTAGAACAATTAGTACATTACCCACCGCCAGAGACGCTAATGATAAATAATCAACTAGCCACTCTAATTAAAATCAGTGTACCAGCATGTATGAATCGTACCTGGGCACAGCAAGCAAGGTAAGCGTCGCGATAGCTAGCTTACAAAAAGGAGATTGAATACTAATGCCTTTATATGAATATATAACTGAAGATGGTGAGGAACTAGAGGAGCTGTTTAAATATCCGCCGCCACAGTTTCTTAAGTCTACACACGGTCGTATTGCGAAGCTCCGTCAAGTTAGTAAGATAGCAGATATGCATGATACTCTCTCGGATCAATGCGGTACTAAGTATGGGCCTAATGGATATTTTAACCGAGCATTAGGTTGCAGAGTATACAGTGACCGTGAAGCAGAACGAATTGCAGGATCAATGGGTTTTGTCAGAGAAGATAACTATGCTAAGTACCACGTTGAAGACTTCAATGAACAAGTAGCCAATGAGCGTGCAGAACAACTCGCTAATATGGAAGAGAAGGAAGCTATCTTTTCTAAACATGGAGTTGATACGTTACCAAAAGAATCTCCACAATGGCAACGTGCATTAATTGAAGCTTGGGAAGAATATGATCCCACTTGGGAGAAACTTAATGATTAACAGTACAAACACAAACAGGAGTAGAGATATGAAAATCCCAGAAGAAGTAGCAGAGCTAAAGCGTCTAGTCATTGAATCAGATACAATTGATGAGGCTAGACTTAAAGCAGTTTCTCCCAAGGGCAGGTTTGGACGTAATGCAATTGCTGGACTAGCTGCATCAATCCGTAGTTTATTTGCTAGGATAGAGAAGCTCGGTGGAAAGCCAGTGCCTTATAAGATAGAGATACCATCTGATAGTCAGTTCACTCAATTTCCACCAGATGTTATGAGAGGACTTAATGTATTAATAGATCTAGTTAAGAAATACAATGAACAACACGAGCCGCTCCCAGTCCCAATGCTAAATGGAATTATAAGTGATCTTCAGGTAATTGATCTTGGAGCCGACATTCGTGACTTAGCGCTAAACAATGTCTTCATGGATTGGATTGCTACAGGTCAAGTAGAAGTAGAAACTGAATCCGAGACTGAACCTGAAACTAATGACGAGTCAATTGATCTTGCCATTTTACGGAGTATGCCAGATGAACCCTGAAACTGAACAAGTATTTACTAGTTTGATTGATGACGTTACTATTGATAAGACTACAGTAGATACTGTATTGCGTGCAGATGCAGTAGAAGCTAAATCTCCAGTAGACCGTTTACGCAATCATGCATCAGTCGTAGTCTCAGAAGATGAACTATGGACACCAGAAGGTCAGGCTAAGCTTGCACGTAAAGAGGCTGCTGCACTTAGATTAGAAGAGATGGAACCACAACTACGTGAACAGGAAGAAGCTGCCCGAGCCCATGAAGAATCAGCTAGACTTGAATCCCTCAAAGCACAACGTACTAATGAGATCATGAAGTTTGCTGAGGAACACAAGGATGTCACTACTTACAAAGCTGAGATGATGCAGTTAATCCAAGACCAGGGTATTACTTTCCAAGAGGCATACTTCAGGGCTAAGGCAGTTGCACATGAGAAAGAACTTACTGAACTACGTGCACAGCTAGATGATCAACGTAAGACTAGAAGATCAGATGCAATGAGTATTGCATTAGGTACTAGCTCTGGATTAAACCCTCAGCCTAATAAGAAGATGACTGCGGAAGAAAGATATATCATGAAGGCTCGCCAGAAAGGAATTCCTATCTGATGTATATATTACTTCTATTACTGGCCTGTAGTGAAACTCTATTTGATAATCTACTTATTGAGCCAACAGGAGTTAGTAATCCTGGAAATGTTAATGATGAAATACAATTAGATATTATACATCAACGTACAATGCCAGAAGTAGATATCTTATTTGTAGTAGATTCAAGTGGTAGTATGGTTGGTGAGCAAATAAGTCTGGCAAATAACTTCCCTATGTTTATGAACTATTTCCTAGACAGTGAGCTTGATTATCATATAGGTGTTGTAACTACTGATGTGTATGATAGAGGGCGGTTAGAAGTGAGTAGCGGCGAGCGGTGGGTACAGGTTGCCACCGCTCAGCCCTATGACCTATTCAGTGAACTTGCTGATGTAGGAATTCTGGGTTCTGGTATCGAGGCTGGGTTTGACACTTCATTCATGGCTCTAACTGATCCCGTTGTTGATGGATATAATTCTGGTTTTCGCCGGCGCGATGCTTCTCTCCACATCATAGTAGTTAGTGATGAAGATGACCAGTCAGTAATCAATCCTAATGAATATCTCAACTGGCTCTCTACACAGGACGCGGTCCTACATGGGGTTATAAACGATCCTGCCGACTGCCCAGACCCATACCCTAGCATACGTTATAGATTCACTATAGAGGCATCTGGTGGGGCTGTAGAGAGTATCTGCTCGCGTGACTGGAGTGGACTAATGGATAGGCTGGGATTAGCAGCTAGCTCATTGCGCCAGGAGTTCTATCTTACTAAAGTACCACAGGTAGATACGCTTCGAGTCTGGACTGTAACTGATGAATATACTTATGACCTTGACTACGTTTATAACCCCATTGCTAACTCAGTAACTACTGAATGGTTAATTCCACAAGGTGGTGTGTTAATGGCTGAGTATACAGTGATGCAATAATTACATGTAAGCGTCGGCTCTGCATGCGTCACTTCGTTAGCATGCCATGCCTAGCTTACTATTTTCCACCAAACCCCTTCTATTAGACGGCCGCTAGAACTCGTTACCCCCTGACGAACGATCTCAAAGCCTACTAACTATGGGGACCTAATAATACATATATGAGTTTCTCATATGCATACCCTAATCCTAAACTATAGGTAGTACACAAATGGCTATTTCATTCGGCGGACTTGACATCGATCTCGTCAGCTCCACATTACAAGAACAACTTCCTGAGATGATTGACGGTCTCTATCGTACAACTCCTTTCCTTATGCGTTGCCAGAAGGGTGGGTTTAGTAAGACTAGTGACGGTGGCAACTCTATTGTTTATCCTATCTCAACTGACGATCAAAGCACAGTTCAGACCCTTGAAGCACCTTGGTCTCCTTTACAACTTGCTTTTGCTAGCACCTCTAACCAGATGCAATATTACTACGCTAATGCAGTAACTCCTATTGGATGGGATAATGCTACGCTCCGTCAGAACGCTGGCCGCGCGAAGGTTATTGACCTAGCTCAAGAGCGTGCTGAAGAGGCAATGGAACATGCAATGCGGGCACTCGAAGAGAGATTCGTTCGCGGTTCAGTCGGCACAAAAGTAACAAGTGGTATCAGTCAGTTCAATACTCTGAATGGTAACGTAACTGGTGGTGTGCCAAGTGGATTCGGTTCTACTGCTGGCTTCCTTCAGAACTTAGCTCCTGGAACGACTTTCGCTCAGACCAACACAATTGGCGGACTTTCTCGTACCGGTCTTCCTCAGCTTAACAACCAGTTCCGCAGCGAAAACGTTGTAGTTGGTATTCAGGATTCACTCATTGCTCTTGACACTGATTGCCAGATGTTCCGCAAGAGCAAGAAAGGGACCGGCTTCGATATCGTTCTCATGAGTCCAAATGCCTATGCAACTTATCGTTCTGAGCTAGTAGCTAATGAGCGGTTCGTTCTATCAGATAAGGAGCTGGACGTTGTAGGTATGAGAGGAGCGCTGATGTTCGGTGGATCTCCTGTCTTCCCAACCCCATACATGGATCTTACTTCAACTGATCCTAACAGCATTATGTGTCTCGACCTTGGTGCTATCTACCCTGTCTTCCTCCGTGATGGGGATTTCAAGATGAGCGACATTATGCCAGCTACTGGTTATGATGGAACTTATGCATTAATTACAACCCATGGTCAGCTTGTTGCCAAGACACTTGCAGGCTCTGGCTTAATCGTACTCGCTGAGTAATAGGGAGATAACATGACTTCTGGATTAGTTCAATCATTTCTTCGCGTCGTAGACAATTCTGTTGTTCCAGATGGGGATGCTTTATCTGAGAATGCTAGCATTTCTAATCGCCGGACAGTAGAGACCTATGTTGCTGGTGGCGCTATTACTGCTGGTGACTGGGTACAATGGGCAAACGTTGCTGGCACTGGTGCATTAATGTGTGCTACTGTTAGCGAGACTGCTAGTACTGCTGCTGGCGGAAACCTTGCTTGTGGTGTTTCATTACAAACTGCAGTTGCTGGTGACTTAATTGAGGTTGTTACTCGCGGCTTCGTACTTAGAGCATCTGCTCAAACTGACGTAACTGCTGGTTTGGTCTGTGGTGCTGGTAATGCTGGTAATGCTACAGGTGTTGCTGGACAGGCTCAGAGACTAGTAGTAATTGATACCTCTGGTGCTGCTGATACAATCCCGGTTCCTGCTCAGTGCGGTGTTGCGTTGACTGCTGAGGGTACACTTGCTGACGGTACAACTGAGGCTGGTTTCGCTTCCTTCTATGTGACCTGCGGACGATAACAAATAACTGACATATTAGATACAAGAGAGGTGGTTGGCCGGCTAAATTTCTGCCGCCACCACCTCTTCTAGCTTCTAGGAGATACTATGTTTTTGAGCCAACTGCGCGCTAGCCTACAAGATAAAATAGATTTTGCACCACAGAATACTGGAGGCTCAGTACAGTCTTTCAATAGTATGATTAATGAAGCCTATACTCAGATCTGGTTTGAACGGCCATGGCTATTTAATACTCGGGACTATGAATTAAGTACATATCCAGATTTAGATGCAGCTACTGCTCTTCAATGGTTTACTGGCGAGACTGACCTTAGTACATTTCCACTTAGTTGCTTAATCGGAACACCTGCATTTAGTATTCTAAATATTCCTGGCACTGATGTGAATACTAGTTTCTATCTACGTGTTACAGAGGATATGTTAAGTCAGCTTCTCGGTGCGTATATTACTGTTAATAATCGTGACTACAGAATCGTAGATATAGAAATTAGGAACTCAGCACCATGGGATTTAATCTTTCATGTAGATATTCCATACTATGATGTTGGTGCATTTGGTGATGTTATTACTTCTATAGACTGGTCTATCAAGTTCAAGGAATACAAATTACCTGAAGACCTATTTGAGATTCAGGATGTGGCTTATAGAGATAATAGAGATGTTAGCTCGCTGCGTTATGGTAAAGTATTAGCAATTACACAACGCGAGGCACAGAGATTTTCAGCTCCTTATCAGATTACCAGTGCTTATGCTGAAGCTTATGTTCCTGGTAGCTTCAGTGGGTTTACTACTTATTCTCCTGACTTCTTCACTGTAGTACAAGCTAGAAATGCATTAGCTACCACTGTCTTTGCAACTGGAGAATATTACTTTGCTTGGGAACGTATTCACTTGGCAACCGGTGCAGCATTAGGTATGAGTGAACCTATTACCGTAGACATTTCTAATGTTGACGTAGTCAGCTTGACATTCACTGCTAATGAACGATTACCAATTGGTGAGGCGAGACGACTGTTACTCGGCCGCCGAACCAATGCTAAACCGCACAGTGATATCAAATGGACATACGCTCAATGGCATTATCTAGGTTCAAATAATTTAGCTCAGATTATTACTGACCCCAATGATAGCGTTAATAAAGTAAATCCTATTTTCTGGCAGTTCCAACAGACTAGTAAGATACTTACCATTGAACAGTTCAATTCTCTTAGACCAGAAGGAACGTTAAATAATAATCTTACATTCCGTGGTACTGACATTACGAATTACATTGGTCCTACGATTCGCAAGTTTATTACCTTATTCCCGCGGCCACAGACTGCAAACTATATCGTTGCTGATGAAGACGGTAGACCTTGGAAGCAGGAGACTGAGCTTACAGTTCGCTATTCCTATCGGCCACAGGAATTAACAAATGACTATGATACACCATTGCTACCACCAGAGATGCATTATTTAATAGTTGTTAGAGCATTGGTTCTAGCTTATAATAAGTTTGGCAAGCCAGCTCAAGCTAACCAGATGCTTAATCAATACCATGCTGAGATCAAGACCTTTGCTAATAGATACAGTAGCGAGCGTGATACAAAAGTAAGATTACAACAAGGTTGGGGACGCTGGTGGAACTATAGTGTAGAACCACTTAATATCTCATTCAATCAACGTACAGGATGAACTAATGCTTAAGTCTTACATCTCAGTAAATGTTCCCGGTATTGATGATACACCATTAAGTACTGAGGGTAGCGAGCTTATTCAGAACCTGCGGTATGATAATCAAGGTGACTGCTGGGTTAATGATCGATACCTTATTAGTTATAAGAATCCTGATATTGATCCAGACCAAGGTAACAACGCAGTACCCGAAGCAGATGTTTGGTCTATTAATTCCTGGAAGCATAACTTATTGTACGAGTACGTTGATAGCGGTACACTGACACTTGCTGTTAGAATTGGTAATCTATCCGCTGATCTAGACGTTGCTAGACCTATACCAACAGCAACAGATCTTGGTACTCAATACATACAGTTCAGTAGTTACATGGTATTGATCAATGGCGATGACTATCCGTTAATCTACCAAGGTGACAGACGACTTAGACGAGCTGCTAATACTAGAATACCTTCTCCACCTATAGCAAGTGTACCTTCATTAGCTATTAGTAATTATGGAGAGGAAGCTGTTGGCGCATTTATTCGTGGTACCCAGCAAAGTTCTAATGCTAAGCTACTTCAATTTCCTGCTGGCTCTGGTTATGGAGTAGGTCTAGGTGCTAGACAGTATACTCATTATGATCAGACTGATAAGAAACAAGTAGTTTACAATGAGCCTATTATTAATACATATGAATACGCAATTAGCTTTATAACAGATACTGGTAGTGAGAGTGCTATTAGTACCAGGTCTAGTAGAATAAGCTGGACTGGCGGTGGTGTAGGACAAACAGATACAGATACAGATCCTCATACCAAGTTAGTCACTGCTACTTATGGCGTCAGTCTACGTAACATACCCACCGGTCCTCCTGGCACAGTACGTCGTATTCTCTATCGTACAAAGAATATGGGTGATGAACGTGGTGGCTTTGGTGAGGAACTATACTTCTGTACTTATATAGATGATAACATTACTCAGACTTGGCTAGATGCTATTCCTGATACTGGATTGGGAAGTCTGGCGCCGTTAAGTTTTGAGCGCATCCCATTCCCTAAGTGTTCTATCGGTGCTGCATTCCAGAACAGATTAGTTGTAGCAGGTGATCCTAGCGCTGTTTATTCAATCTACTACTCAGATCCAGGATTGCCTGAACAGTTTAGTAGCTCTGGTATAGTCAACGTCTCTAGTGCTCGTGGTGGTAGAATCACTGGACTCGTACCATTCAACAACCTGCTTATTATCTTCAGAGAGAGTGCTATTGACGCTTTGCTCAACACAGGTAATGGACTACAGGTAGTGCCAGTGAATGCGTCTATAGGGTCACTGAGCCCGAATACAGCGGTGTCTATAGCAGGTCTAGGATTGATGTTCCTTGGTGCTGATAGGAAGTTCTATTTATTAACTGGTAACTATTCAGGTGGTAGTTCTATACAGATTACTGAGGCTAGTAAGACTATTGGAAAGCTGTTGCGGCGAATAAATCCATCCAGTCTAGCGCGCGCATTTGCTATCTACAATGAACATGACAGAGAGTATTGGTGCCACGTTGCTAGCTCTAGCAGTCCTATTTGTGACTATGGTCTAGTATACCACTTAGATACTCAGGGCTGGTCGATAAGGTCGTTCGACCCTGCCCTGAGTTCAGCTACACTATTACCAGAGAGATATGTTGCATTCGGTACGTTGTATCAAACGCAGCAGGAATTAATTGGCGGTGCTGCAGATCCATTAGGTATTCAAGTCTGGGGTGGACTAGGTAATTGGGAAGATCCTTCTCGTTATCGGTTTATATCGAATCTAAGTGGCTTCATTTCGGTGCTCCTGATGCATTAAAACGTATCAAGGATATTAAGATATTTGCTTATAAGAATACATATGTAGAAACTAATCAGCGAAGTTTACCATATGAAGCTAATATAGAAGTTCAGTGTGCGGTTGATGGTCGAGAGTATTTCCGTTCTATGGGACAGATTCCGTTGACTAACCAAGAGCAATCACGTACCGGCATTCTAAACTTAATCACTACAGATACTGGACCATTGAGAGATTATGCTACTTGGGATCAGAACTATTATGATAACGGAGATCAAACTATCACTGTTAGGGTTAACGATAATAGTTCTACTAATGTTGGTTTTCCAGAGGAGTTAGATGCATTTGGTAGAATGATGAATGCTACTGAGATTATGTCTAATCCAACTGGTGGCTGTCGCTGGTATAAGGTACGTATTATTAACTATGGATTTGATCATGAGGTACGACTATTAGGATTAGCTATTACTTATGAGATAGACAATTCAATTCAAACCTATACTATCAGAACTGGTGTTGGTATTAATAACGGAGGCAACTCATGATCAAATCTATAGCTGAGGTTGTACAATGAAAATCTTAAATCCACGTCGGTTCAAAGCAGGTGAAAGTCTCCAACCAGATGCGTACTTAATGCCTGAGTTTCAGGATTCCTTCGGTATAGCTAACTCACAAATAGATAGTCGGAATATTGAGAATCGAGTACTAACAACCAGGGTCTTTGCAGCTGATGCATTTACTACTATAAGTCACTTAACACTAGATTCTCTCAGTAGTATATTAGTGGCTTCTGCTGTTGATTCATTTGATAGTTTTAATTGCTCTGCTACGATTGATACTCCAGAAGGTTTTCTAACTGGATCAATAACACTATCATATTTAATCAACACAGTATTAGAACCTACAGATACAGCTGTAATTAATACTGGTTATGTACAAACAGCATTTGGTAGTACCATTGCCCACCAGTTTGCATTGTTTCTTGATGGTATTGTTATTGGCCAGACAGATAATCTAGGTGAAGGTAGCTACAATACATGTCATATTCCATTCAGTACACCTATTGAAGCAGGCACACATGTGTTAGAATTAAAAGTACGACTACCTATTGGCCGCCCTAATAATGGTCAGACTACACTATTCAATCCAAGTGATTATGCATATGCTTGGTATCAAGTAAGGAGGAGATGAACCATGTCACAGCGAGTACCAAATAGTCTACTAGTAGCAACCCCGGTTGAAGCAGATCCACTTAATGAGAACTTTAATCGGCTAGCAGAGACTATCGACACGGTTGATTCTATCCAGATGCCTACTAATTCCATTACCTTTGATAGTATGAGACAGGGAATTTCTGGTCTATCAACTGAATTTGTAAGTCCATTCGTGGCTGCAGTTCGTACTTCCACAGCAAGTATCCCAGCGCCTAATCCAGTGACACAAGCTAGTACTGTTACTTTTACTCCTATTTCTGATGGCGTAAATGATTTCACTATCAGCTTTCCTAATCCAGGGTTAATTCCATTCTTTGAGTTAACAACTGGTGATGTAGTTCGGTGGTGGTTTACAGCAGAAGTTAGTCTCTATAATGCAGTTACACCTGGATTAGTAGATCTAACTGATATTGTTTTTATCGTACCTGAGTTTAATACGGCTACTGTACCAGTGTGGAATTCCTACTGGCCAACACCATCGGGTAGCTTTGCTAGTCCAGCTTATGTTTTAGGCTGCGCCCAACGAGGTAATACTGTTAACCTTACTACTACTAGAACTACTGCTAATAATGGTCATGGTCCGGGTATGTGGAGAACGGTCAGTTTAGAAGGAGTTTTCCCAGTTGTTGATGATAACTATGATCAGTTGGATATTCGTATCACTTATCGTATGGTTGGTACTAACGTGGCTGATATGGCTTTAGATGTTGGTGCGGCTAGTATGCAAGCAATGCTATTCAAGAAGGGGTTTGTCTGATGCCAGTCTTTACACCGATAGTAATTCCATCCAGTGGTGTTCTTACTGCTGAGGATTTAAATGATAACTTCAGTGAGTTCCGTACACTCCTTAATACTACTGGATTAAACTCTAGTAATTTTGGAGATGAAGTTATTACCGCCGAGAAGATAGCGCCGCCACGATTAACACAAGCTACTAGCACTGGTTGGAGTGTATCCTATGAGACTGGATATATAGAGACTCGCAATCAGCCGAGCGCAGAACTTCGTGCTCCGGCTGTTGCGGATGCCTTTCCTGTTCCAGCAGTCTATAGCTTTTATGATCCAAGTACAATGCGTTCTATTAATACTGCAGTACGTGCACATAACGGGGTGGTAGATTCTGGTCCTGTACCTGGTAGTAGTTGTAGTATTACTTTATATAGGAAAGCTTGGGTAGTTATTACTTGCCAATCACATCTTGGACCAATGGCTATAGATACAGTTCCAGATCCATTAGCTACTGATGCGGTAACTACATTATTAGATATCCGGTATGTGACTGATGGTGGTACACCTGACTTCTGGTTAGATGAGTATGTATTCCGTCAGCCATGGTTATCAGTAGATAGTTACCTACGTGGCAGAACTATTCGCTTAGCACATGAACTAGATCCAGGAACATATAGCTTCTTCCTTCGATTGAGAGATCCAGACAATGACACTAGTTATACATTCGTAGGTGCTAGCCATTGGATCTTAGAGGCATACAACTATGAATAAGGTTGCACATGTATTTGGTTTGAGAATCGAGTATACAGTATTGCCTGAAGTTATTTGGGTTGGTAAGAAAAGAGGTTGCCGCGAGAATTGAGGTGCTTAACTTCTGCAATCAATCCTGACGTTAAAAATATTTCTTGTTAGGTATTGACGGTATATGATTCCGGTCGTATACTTCTTTCATGAACGAGAGTTCTGTTCTTTTTGGGGAAGTGATTCCCGCCGGGCCTGGAATGAAGACCGAATCAAACTAGGCGACGATAGCAAATGAGTTCCTGACGTAAGGTATTCACACGGTGATTCAGGGTTGTGCACGAAGCGCTATGACAAGTCTTGAAAGAAAGGCTGGCTAAACGGACCTCACAACATTACAAGCTGATAGCATCGGACAATGACCCCAAGTTCCCAACCCCTCGGTCAACATAAATGGAAGCAAGCCCCTGGTTAAGGCTGACGTCTCTTAGGAAAAGCTGTAGTGGCTGAGACGGTGAAACGCCAGGGAGATTGTTCAGGACAGATAGAGACTCAAGGCTTGATATAATGTCTCTATCGCACTAAAGGGGTTGTTCTGCACTGAAGACATTCTTCAGCTAGCTAGCTCTTTATCTAATAACAATGACGATGATGTACAGGCTGCAATCAATTTGGTTGTGGCCTGAAGTCGTTTGTAGAGAGAGGATGCTGCCGCCAAGAAACGGTATGAATTGGCGAGCGGCAGACTCTCTACATATGTACAGTCCGCACTGCATTCGGATGCCTCATTTTGTGC